GAACTCAAAGGCCCGTTGTACACGGATGCAACTACAGGCAAGCTTTCTGCCGGTACCGTTAAATACTTCGAAGAGCTTGGCAACACTGCCATTGCTCAGATGATTAAAGATGGCGAGCTGGCCGGTGGTCAGACGCTCATCGACGCTGATCAGGTAGTTGCAACCGACTCCAATCTCAACGTCACTGTTGAGTTGGTAAAGGTCAACACCGCTCGCACCATCACTGTTTCAATTGGTTTCACACTTAATCTGTCATAAACATGAACGCATTACCTCCTTTGGTTAATGGTAAAGCCCATGAGTGGGCCGACATACAATTAATCCTGTTCGGTACTCCCGTAGCTGGCATCACAGCCATTAGCTATAAAGAAAAGCAGGAAATGGAAAACAACTACGGCGCAGGCAACCGGCCTGTGTCGCGCGGACATGGCAACATCACTTATGATGCAAGCATCACACTGCTTGCTGAAGAGGTTGAAGCCATTGCCGCACAGGCACCAAACAAGCGCCTTCAGGAGATTCCTGAATTCGACATCGTTATTGCCTTCCTGCCCGATGGCGGCGTGCCTGTAACGCACACGCTCAAGATGTGTCGATTCACCGAACGCGGTGTTGATGCTAAACAGGGTGACAAGAAGATCGAAGTATCGATTCCTCTCATCGTTGGCGATATGAAATTCTAACTCACACAACTACGGCTATGGAAAAAGAAAACACAGAAGTAACGGCTATTGCAACGGATGCCGAGTCTATCAACGAATGCGTGGAACTTGCCAAGAAGCACGCTACACGCAAAGTGTACAAGCTCACAGTTCGCGTGGGTGATGAGGATTCAGAAGAGTTTGCAACGGCCTTTTTCCGCAAGCCAAACCGGATCGAGTTCGCAGCTGCTGTAGCAGTACAGCAGCGCGATCCGGTTAAGGCTAAGCAGATGCTCCTTAATACAATGTTTCTCGAAGGCGACCGTCGGGTGATCGACGATGACTATGCTTTCATGTGCGCCTATCTTTCAGTTGATGAAATGATCGGCCTGTATTACGGCGACTTAAAAAAAAATTAGAAGCGGCGGCAATAAACGACAAAGAAGACACTGATGAAATACGCAAGATCAACGCACTTCTTAGACTTTATTGCCACATCGACCCAGACGCCCTTTCTGATGAAGATTGGGCGTCTCGCTGGGCCGAGTTGTATTGGGCCATTACGCACAATCACCCGATAAGCTTTAACGCAAACGTCATAAAGACATAACAATGAACAACCGGCAGGAATTCACAATAGCGCTCAACGACTTATTCAGCTCTCGCTTGGATGGCATATCCAACAAGGCTGATAAGAAGTTTCGTGAGCTCGAACGTGATATTAATTCTGTCGGGAAAACAAGCCGTCATGCGGCTATCAGCATTGCCGACATTGATAAGCGCTTGGACGCATTGCGCAAAGTGCGCCGCTTGTCGGTTGATACAAGCAGCATCAAGGCTGCTAACCGCGAGATTCAGGAACTCGAAGGCCGCAAAGCGCGCCTCGAAGGAATGGGCACTCGTGGCGGCGGTGGCGGTATGGGCTTGATGCGCGGCGTGGGCGGCATGGCTGTTGCCGGTGCAGCATTGTATGGCCTTGGATCCCTCGCATCCAGTTCAATGAACATGGCGCAGGTAAACGAGCAGAATGCTGTATCATTCGAAGTCTTGTTAGGCTCAGCTACCAAAGCCGACGCCATGTTGCGCAATATCGCAGACTTCGCCGCGAAGACACCGTTCAGAAAGCTTGAAGTAACCGAAGCCTCGCAGGCCATGCTTGGCTATGGCGTGGCTTCTGATCAGGTAATTCCGATCCTGGGCAAACTTGGCGATGTGTCGCGCGGAAATTCCGAAGTGTTTAAGCGCGTTGTAGAAAACTACGGAAAGGCTGTGTCAGCGCAGCGAATGCGTACCGAAGACATTAACCAGTTTGCAGAAGCTGGCATCCCGATGTGGGCTGAGCTTGAAAAGATCACCGGCCTTGCAGGTCAGAGCCTGCGCAAATACGTCGAGAACAACGGCATCAGCGTGGCGCAAATGAATCAGGCCTTCGATAGCATGACCGGCGCCGGTGGCAAGTTCCACGGCATGATGCAAAAGCAGTCGCAAACTACTACTGGCCGTGTAAGCACACTGGCCGATTCGTTTGACGAACTGAAAATGGCGGCCGGTGAGCGCGCTAAAGGCGGTTTTGATAAACTGGTAGATGCAGGAACTGCATTAATAGGTACTGTTAAGGGGTGGATTGAAATACCTGCTGAGCAGAAACTAATTGGTCAGCGCGTTGAGATGAACGCGTTAGTTCACAGTGTGACTGATTACAACATGACTGAAGAGCAGCGAATGTCTACGCTTCAATCGCTTCAGGAAAAATATCCAGATTACTTCGCAAACATTGATCTCGAAAAGGTAAAGAACGAAGAGCTCCTCGGCATTCTCGGTAAGGTGAATTCAGAGTACGACCGCAAGATTGCTGTAGTGAGTTCAAAAGGTGTTGTTGATAGGCTTGAAGAAAAACAACAAGGCCTTAACGCAGATATTTCGCGAATGAAAGGACTGCAATGGGCCAAAGACATGTATAGCTCAACAGGTGATAGCGCATACATGGATTACATAAAACAAAACGAAACACTTGGCGAGACGTATGTGAGGCGCTTTGAAACAGTGGCTAACAACATTGGTCTGCCAAATGCATCATGGTTCATGTCGGAAAGCGAACGAGATCGGATAGCCATTAGCAGTAGGGAGTCAGATCTTGAAGCATCGAATCGCGCTAAGATATATGCGCAGCAGGAACTTCAAAAAAACATGGCGCTCGACAACATTGTCAAGCTCGACGAGTTTGGCCAGAAGTTCACTCAGAACGCCACCGACGTAATCAACAAGTACTTCGACGGCAGCAACACGAAGGCGCAGGAGTTCATGACAGCCTACGAAACGATTAAGGGCGATCTGTCCACTTCAGGAACTGTGTACAGCGGCTGGAAACAAGACATGATGGCGAATGCGCACCACCTGCGGGGCGAATCGTGGGAGAGCATCAACCTTCGCTATCGCGGCGACAAATCATCCAAGATAAACGAGATGGCCAAGCTCCTGGATAAAGAGCAGAAAGATGGCAAAACAACACCCGGCGCTGGCCTCACCGGCGGCACATCTACCAGCGGCCTCGGCTCAGGCATTACCGATGTCAGCGGCGATCGCGTGATGCAAAAGAATGTAACGATCAACATCACCAACCTCATAGAGGGTGGATTCACCATATCAACAACCAACTTGCAGGAAGGCGCTGGCAACGCGAAGGACATTGTTGCTCAGGCCTTGCTCGATGCGGTTAACGATGCAAACTACGTGGCACAATGAGCAACTATTCATTCATAATCAGGTCGCTTGGTCTCCAGGGCATTAAAACGCTGCTGTACGACTCCAATGGAAAGCCGCTCGAAGTCAATGACAGCGGCGTCGTTGTGCCTGCCAGTAATGACATAGCTGCCGACTTCAGTTCGCGTATGGACACCGGCGGCGACTCGCCAACGACCTCCTACTTCGGGCACCCGGTGTGGGCAAACGTCATTCTGAAAAGCCAGGACGGCACAATTGAAATGAACTTCGATACCGTGTTGTGCGACGTCTCACAACCGCGCCAAATCATCAAGACACAGGTGATGGGTCGCCCTGGTACAATTAAAGAATACATCTCAGACGGCGACTTCACCGTGCGCATGCGCGGCCTCGTGGTTGAGAACTCAATACACAACTACCCGCGCGCACAGGTTGCAGCATTGCTGCGGCTGTTGAAGCTTCAGGAGCCTATCAAAGTGATCTCTGAATACCTGAACATGTTCGGCATTCTGAATGTGGTCGTCGAGAACTACAACTTCACTCAGAAGCAAGGTTTTCAAAACGTTCAACCATTCGATCTCAGCTGCGTCAGCGACACCGATGCGGCACTGATCATAAAGGAGGGCAACTGATGTTTGTTCCTGGCACATATATGAAGATCGAGCAGCAGGGCGAAGGCCGTAGCAAGGTGATTGAATTCAACTACCTTGTGCAGGCTGTGATCACCGAAAACATTGAGCAGCTCACCGATCAGGCGCGGATCACAATTCCAAAGAAACTCAGCTGGCAGGGCCAATCTATCACCGACCTCATTCGCCGTGGCGATCGCGTTACGCTGCAAGCTGGCTACAATGGCCGCATGCACGATGTGTTTTCCGGATATGTTACTTCAGTAAGTGCGAAAATACCTGTAGTGATCAACTGCGACAATGAGATGTACGCCCTGAAGCAGATCACATCCAGCGTAAGCTATGCCTCAGTGAATCTTCAGCAGCTGTGCGCTGATATCCTTCCGGCGGGCATGCAGTACAAAGCCGATGATGTGCAGCTGGGCGCCTTCAGAACCAAAAACAATCCTTCCATTCCGAAAGTATTTGAAGAGCTGAAGAAATACGGCCTTGTAGCCTATTTCCGTGGCTCTGTGTTGTATGTTGGCAAATTGTACTGGCCGGACTACCAAGTGCGCTCACGCTTCATATTTTCGGGCCCTCTGGGCAATGTACCCGCCAGCGGCAACAGCCTTGAGTTTCGGCGCAAAGATGAAATAAAGCTGAAGGTGAAAGCCATCAGTATCAATGCAGCCAATCAGCGCCTCGAAAAGGAAGTGGGCGACACCGACGGCGAACAGCGCACGCTGTACTATTACAATATTAACGCGGTGGAACTCGAACGCAGGGCTACCGCAGAAATGGAAAAGCTGAAATACGACGGCTATAAAGGCTCGTTCACTGCGTTTGGTGAGCCTATTGTGTTCAAAGGCGATGTGGTTGATCTTACTGATCCTGACTACCCGGAGCGCGATGGAAGCTACAGCGTAAAGGCCGTGACACGCTCCATTGGCTACAATGATGGAATTCGTCAACAAATTGAATTGCACTACCGATCATGACAATACAGGAAGTCATACAGATATTGAGCGGCTGGAAGAGCGAGGAGATCTACTCGCAGTTCTGCACAGTGAAGTCAGTCGACAGCACTGAGCGCACCTGCGTTTGCACCCCTGTGAATGGTGACGGTGATCTGCATGGTGTGCAGCTTCAGGCTGTCAATTCAGGCACCGCAGGCATTGTGATCACCCCGAAGGTAGGTAGCTTTGTTGTTGTGACGTTTATCAGCAAGGAGCTTGCATACGTGGCTCTGACAGCCGAATGCGACAAGGTGGAAATCACTTCCGGAGAAATCATATTCAACGATGGCAGCAAAGGCGGCCTTGTTGTTTCCGCCGATGTGGCCAGCAAACTAAATGCTTTAGAAGGCGACTTAAACAGCCTTAAGATGGCCTTTAGTTCGTGGGTGGTTGCTCCCGGCGATGGCGGCA